ACAGACATCAGCATACTACAGAACGCAGGCTTTGTAGTTAAAGTCAAACGTTCACACGATCCAGTAAGAGACACCATCAACAGTGTTAACAGTCGCTTAAAGAGCACTACAGGCTCAATAAATATGTTGATAGATCCCAAGTGTAAACAAACTGTTGAAGCAATGGATCGCTGGAGTTACAAAGAAGGAACTGTTCAAGTTTCAAAAGATGATGGTTGGGATCACATGAGTGACTGTGTTCGCTACATCACACACTATCTGTTCCCCGTAGGCAGAGAGTTCAAACCAAGAGCACCCGCACGTTGGGGACATAAAATAGGATAAAACAATGAGTATTAGCAATTTATTTGATCAAGACGCTGGCAGTATCATGGCTGGCAATGGATACTTCAGCGATTACAGCGATCGTTGGCAGTATCTATTAGAAAGTTACGTTGGGGGCGAAGCATACAGAGATGGCGCTCACCTACAGCGTTATCAATTGGAAACAGCCAGTGAATATCAAGCACGACTAAACAGTGCGCACCTAGACAATCACTGTGCCAGTGTTGTTTCAGTATACAACAGTTTCTTGTTTAGACAAAAGCCAAGAAGAGACTTTGGTAGTATTGAAAACGATCCCACACTGGACAGTTTCCTACGTGACGCTGACAGGGACGGAACCAGCTTTGACAACTTCATGAAAGACGTTGCTACATGGGCAAGTGTGTTTGGACACTGTCATGTTCTAGTTTCAAAGCCAGACGTTGGCGCACTAACAAGAGCAGATGAGATTGCTGCTGACGCACGTCCTTATGTTTCACTGCTAACACCTCTCAACGTGTTGGATTGGAACTATGCTAGAAATGCTGTAGGTGCTTACAGATTGGACTACTTCCGTTATGTAGAAGAATACAATGGTAGTCTACGTGTAATCAAAGAGTGGACACCAGATGAGATCATTACCAGTGTAATAGAAGCAAATGCCAACGCAGAAGAAACCATGCTGGAGCAAACTGTAGAAGTCAACGGACTTGGATACATACCAGCAGTGTGTGTATACAACAAGAAGACCAGTGTAAGAGGCATTGGCATGAGTGACATAGCAGACATTGCTGACAGTCAGAAGTTTATCTACAACATGGCAAACGAACTGGAGCAAACCATTAGACTTGACAGTCATCCTAGTCTAGTCTGCACACCAGAAACAATTGCTGGCAATGGTTCAGGTAGTATCATTCAAATACCGGAAAACATGGACCCAGCATTGAAACCATATCTACTACAGTATGGTGGAGCTTCAGGCAGCACTATCATGGGCGCAATTCAAGCAACTGTAGCCAGTATTGACAAGATGGCAAACATTGGTAGTATACGTGGCACAGAAGCAAGCCGCATGAGTGGTGTAGCACAGCGTCAAGAGTTTGAATTGCTCAACGCACGTCTAAGTGAAAAAGGTGACAACCTAGAACTTGCTGAAGAACAAATTTGGAAGTGCTATGCCAGTTACACAAACAATGAGTGGACAGGTGAGATTGAATATGCTGACAGCTTTAATATTCAAGACATAGATGGTGAACTAGCACAGCTTAAAATAGCAAGTGAAACAGCCACTGACCCTACTGTTCAACGTGTAATTGACACCCGTGTGCTAGAAGTCCTAGGTGTAGAAAACATTGAGTTGTCATTTGAACCTCATATTATGGTATCACCAGAAGGCAATCAAGTGTTGGCAAATACTCAAGCAGAACACCTAGCACTCATGGCTGAAGGTTACACTCACCTGGAAGATTAATATGTTTGAATTGATAATAGAATCAGTGTCTTGGACATTGGTTCTAATCTTCCTGTTTGTGCTGTCAAATCCACTCTAACTAGTAAATATAAAAAAGGGAACACACTATGAATGATATTCGTTATAGAGGCAAAAAAGGCAAGAAGAAAAAAGGTTACGGGAAATAATATCCCATGACAAAGAAACTTCAAGACACAGTGGATCAAAACAGCCGAGACATCAGTGACATCAAGACTTCAATTGATGTCATCAAAAACAATCACCTACACCACATTGAGAAGGACATGCTGTCAATGGATAAACGCATTGAAAAGATGGACAATCGTGTTTGGTGGGTATTGGGAATATTGGTTGTTAGCACAGTAATCAGTATGATTGGAATGTAATGGCCAAGTATCGAGGCAGAACAGTAAAACTAAACAAACCAATGCAAGGTGATGTTAAGAAGTTCAAAGTATACGTTAAAGACCGTAGCACAGGCAACGTTAAGAAAGTAAACTTTGGACAAAAAGGCATGAGCATTGGACGCAACAACCCAGCACGCCGACGCAGTTTCAACGCACGTATGGGCGCTGTATTGGACAATGTAAAAGGGCAAAAGAACCTAAGCCCTGCTTACTGGAGCATACAAGCATGGAAGCCTGGGTTTAAACTGTAATGGCATGGTTGGAAGTCATCAGCGCACTGTGGCCTGTAGCAGTAGGCTTTGCTGCGTTGATATTCTGGCTTGCTAAAAGTTATGCTGACATTGAAGTGCTCAAAGACAAAGTCAGAGTGCTGTATGAACTACACAATTCAAAGGATAACAACTGATGGCAAAGTATAGAGGATCACAGTGTAAAGGCAACTGTGACGGACACAGAGCTGGATCACGTTATGCTAGGGGTGGTGGTAGAACTCTTACACGTAGTAGTAGTAGCTTCAACAGTGGTATGCGAATACAACAGGGTTTGTTTAAAGCACGTGGCATAAGAACACGCATGAGCATCACCAAGAAGAGCAAATGAAAAAAGGGACGAGTCACAACACCCGCCCCTTTTAAATTGATCTAAAACAACTACATACACAATAACACAGTTGTATGAGTGTGTCAACCTTTTTTATGCTGCCGCCTTTAGTATACGCATGGTCTTGTTAGAGTCTAACAGTTGGCGCTTTTGCCAAATTGCTGGGAAGTGTTCGTCGTAATAGTTAGAAAACGAATGACACCTAAACCAGTTACCAGAATTGCTAGAACTATCTTCTAGATCTTTTAGGAAATTGCCATAAAACAAATAGTAACCTTTTGTAAGTTTCCATTTTAAGCCTTTACAGTTATCACGCAACAGTTGCTTTAGACGAATCTGCGTCTGGTCTCTGCCCATGATGTCTGTATCTATAGTCATACCTATAATTTGGCTTTTGATGCTATCAATTGCGTGTTCAACACTTAGCATGTTACGATATTCGTATTTGCCTAGATCATCTTCAGGGTAAATGCGATCTTCATGAATATACTTTAGTTCATTTAGAGCAAACTGTTTTCCAAGCTCACTGATTGGGTGTGGTATGCCTTGTGTTGCTAGGTAGTCTTGAAATTGTTCATAAGTTTTCATTACGCTGTCTCCTCTAACATTTTACAAATATCTGGATTAGCAATAACAGCGTTAACAACAGGTTGTGCTGATTTAATCCATCCTAAAACTTCTTCAAGTTTCTCATAATCATCAAACATAACTTTACCATTCTGGACCTGTAGATTAGCAATAGTAGTTTCTAGTCTTTCAATAGCATCATAAGTCATTACGCTGTCTCCTAATTTGCGTTGTTTACACTTTATATTAACACGAGTTTGGGTGCTGTCAACCAGAAAAAAGCAGTGAGTGTTTCCACCCACTGCTGATTTGTAAATTTAATTAAAAGTTAAAAGGATGAAAGCAAGCTAGAACAATAGTAAATTAGGAGTATACTAAGGAAATCTAGGACATGGCGTGACCCGCTAACTTGCCTTCAAATGTATTTATGAACCATTATAATATACCATATTATAATTGGTGGTAAATAACTGTATCCCAACTCTTAAAGGAGGCTCGTTACATGGACGAATCAATCATGGAAAACGCAGAGACTGAGACTGCTAACACAAACAACACTCAGGAAACCAGCAGCAAAACTTATACTCAAGAAGAGTTCGACAGACATATGGCGGGCATGAAAAACAGCCTTGCTAAAAAGTATGAACGTCAATATTCAGAGTTAGGTGATTTAGATGAACTACGTGCTCTTAAAAGTGAAGCAGAAGATCGCAAAACTAAAGAGCAGATCAAGCGTGGAGAGTTTGAAAAAACCTTACAAGAGAAAATGGCTGCTAAAGACGCTGAAATAACCAAACGAGACGGCATTATCAAAGAATACCGTGTCAACAGCCCACTACTTGACGCTGCCGCCCGTTACAAGGCAGTTGCTCCAGAGCAAGTAAAGAGTTTGTTGAACGGTCGTGTTAGACTCAATGAAACTGGTGATGTTGAAGTGTTAGGTGAAGACGGAAGTGTGCGATACGACGATGCAGGTAAAACTGTTGGTGTTGACACACTGGTGCGTGAATTCTTAGATTCGAATCCGCACTTTGTTCAACCTAGCCCAACTACAACAAACACCAAGAGCAACACAGATGTTCCTCGTGGTAACAGCGGCGTTAATTTAGATGAATTGGACTTAACAAATCCAGAACATCGTAAGATTTACAGGGAAGCCCGCAGCAAGGGTCTTCTTTAAGCCAACTATAGGAGAAAATCAAGATGGCAAACTCAGCATACACATCAGGTTTTAACACTGATGCTCTATTTGTAGCTGCTAAAGCAGCAACAGTATTCGCAGCACACGAAAATTCACTTTTCTTGACTGGCGGAATGATCCCAGTGGTCAACGCACCAAACGGATTGCTACAAGTTCCAGAACTAGCAGCAATCAGTGCCGTAACACCTATCGATGCAGAAGCAACACCAGGTGTTGACATTGATGCGGTTCTCGCAGGCAATACAAAAAACACTATCCAGTGTGATCTATACGCAGCACGTAGTGTTGTTCGCGACCTAGGCAACATTGATCCAAGTGAAATTGGTCGTGTTCTAGGTAACGGCGTAGCAAAAGCATTTGATACAGCTGTCGTTACAGCACTCAATGGTCTAACAGCACAGGCTACTCCACAAGCAGTAACAGTAGATTCATTGTTTGACGCAGCGGCACAAATCCGCGGCGCAGGCGAAATGGGTCAGCTAATGGGTATCCTTTCAACAGCTGAAGCAGCAAACCTAATGAAAGACATTGGCACAAACGCATACGGCGGTGGTGACTTCCAAAGTGAAGCAATGCGCACAGGTTTCTTGGGCACAGTAGCAGGCATTCGCATGTTCCAAAGTTCATACATTAGTGGTGTTAACAAAGGCTTCATCTTCGCAGGTGACGCAGCACGTATCGCCATGCAGAGAAATGTAACAATGGAAGTTGGACGCCGTCCAGAAGCTGTTGGTCAAGATGTAGTAGCAAGTCTAATGGCTGGTGTTGATGTTATCGACGCACTTCGCGGCGTTAAACTACTAGCAGCTTAATAAAGGAATAGCAAATGGCTTTCATTGAAGACACAACTAAAGTTTACAGCTTTGCCAATTACAGTGATGTAACCAGTAAGGATGATAGACTGTTCGTAGAGAATGAAGGCCTAACTCAGACTGTGATTGAGGATATGTTGGTTAGAGCAACTGAACGTATCCTCAGTCAAATCCGTGCCAGCGGTTGGTGGTATGATTACAATGCCCGTATGGGCGTAAGCATGCTTAACCGCAGTGATGTTCCACAGATAGATGCTAAACGCATACTAACTAGAAAGAACGATTTCACAGACCTATGTGTGTATCACGCATTTTATGACGCAATCTTTCCTAAGGTTGCT